AGGGTGGACTTGTTCCCTTCGCCATGGGCGGCATCGTTGATAAGCCCACGATGTTTGCCTATGCAAACGGCGGTGTGGGGCGCTTTGGACTTATGGGTGAAGCAGGTCCAGAGGCAATTCTTCCTTTGAAGCGCGGATCCAACGGAAAGCTTGGAGTTCAGGTTTCAGGTGGATCGTCGAATAATATAGTGGTCAATGTTGACGCAAGCGGCACTCGTGTGCAAGGTGATGACACACGCGGCAAGCAGTTGGGTGGTGCCATTTCTGCAGCAGTGCAGGCAGAATTGATTAAACAACGCCGCCCTGGTGGTTTACTCGCAAGTTGATGGCTACTTTCCCTGACGTTTCACCTGATTACGGCGCATCTAAGAGTGCGAAGCCCAATGTACGCATTGCGCAGTTTGGCAGCGGCTATTCACAGCGCACAACATTTGGGTTGAATCAAGACCCTAAGACTTGGAGCCTGACGTGGAATTATCTAGAGGCTACTGATGCAAACAGCATCGAAGACTTTTTAGAAGCACGTGGTGGTGTTGAAGCATTTGAATGGACCCCACCAGATGACACGACAGAATACAAATGGATCTGCCGAGAATGGACCAAGGCCATGCCTGTTGGCTTGAGGTTCACGATCACGGCCACGTTTGAGCAGGTGTTTGAAGCATGAGCACACCACAGAAGATTCAAGAACAGCTTCAGTCGCTGGAGCCATCAGCAATTATCGAACTGTTTCAGTTGCAGCTCACGGCGGCAGTTAATGGCGTTGATTCGACGTTTTACTATCACGCTGGCACGAATGAGTTGTCGGCTGATATCGTCTTCAATCAGATCACCTACACCGCAGTCCCGATTGAGGTTGATGGGTTTGAAGTGAGTTCAAAAGGCACGCTGCCTCGGCCATCGATGCGGATTGCCAATGCGAATAATGCAATTTCTGCATTGCTTGGGCTCTATAACCCGCTTCAAGCAAAGGTTACGCGCATCAGAACCTGTAAGAAGTTTCTTGATGCCGTCAACTTCTCAGGCGGTAATTCAACAGCAGACCCGACGGCCAAGTTTGAAGACGAGATTTGGTATATCGATCGAGTGGCCAACGAAAATCCACAGTTGGTTGAGTTTGAGCTGACGAGCAAGCTAGACCTCACCAATCTTGCTTTGCCACGTCGTCAAGTCTTGGAACATTGTCCTTGGCAGTATCGCGGCTCTGAGTGCGGCTACAAAGGAACGCGCTATTTCGACCTGAACGATAAAGCAACAAATAAAGCGAATGATCAATGCGCCAAGCGTTACACAAGCTGCACGAAGAGATTTACGTCTGGTCGAATACCCTTTGGAGGATTCCCTGGTGCCAGACTTCAAATGTGAGGCTGAGGCTCATGCTGCAAAAGAATCACCGCGAGAATCGTGTGGCGTTGTGGTGGCAGGTCGTTACATACCTTGCCGTAATATCGCTGATCGTCCTGAGCAAGACTTTGTCTTAAATCCTGTCGATTATGCACGCGCTGCATTGACCGGAAGGATTGAAGCTATCGTGCATTCACACCCACAAGGCGGCCCAGCAAGTGAAGCTGATCTCGCAGCCTGCAAGCACACCAAACTGCCTTGGTACATTGTCCTGCTGCCTGATCGTGAATGGTTGACTATCAATCCCTAGTCGGTCTGCGCTGGGAGTATGGCGTCAATGATTGCTTTACGTTGGTGCGTCAATGGTTCAAGCTGCAAGGCATTGAATTGCCTGAGTTTGCGCGACCTGAGAACTTAGAGATCTGCGATAGCATTTTTCTTGAGCAGGCCGAAGCGATTGGGTTTGAGCAGGTTGAATATGACAGGCGATTGCCAGGCGATATTTTGATCATGCGACTGCATACACGCACGCCGATGCACGCGGCGATTCTGCTGCCTGATGAGTTGATTTTGCATCAGCGGCAAGACTCATTGAGTGCAATCGAGCCGTTGCGACGGTATTATGTCAAAAGGATTGCAGCAGTGTTCCGCTATGCAGCAGGTCGTCCGACTGCTGGGTGATCTGGGTGAGCGGTACGGCGCCGAGCACACCTACGAGAATCTGCGGACGCCTGCAGATGCAATCAAGCTGCTGTGCATTAACTCACCTGAGCTGCAGGAAGAGCTGATCCACGCGCATGAGCATGGCGTTGGTTATCGGTTGATTCAGGCTGATGTTGATCTGGGATATGAGGATCTGCAGCTACCGCTAGGCAGCCATGATTTGATTTTGACGCCTGTCGTTACAGGTAGTGGTGATAGCACCAGTCAGATTTTGGTAGGTGTTGGTTTGGTTGCGGCGGCAATTCTTCTTGGCCCTGCTGCTGGTGGTTTTCTTGGTTTAGGTGCTGGGCTTGGTGGAGCGGCTGGTGCTGGTCTTGTAACTGGCTCTGTTGCAACCGCAATCGGCGCAATCGGTGCCAGCTTGATCCTTAGCGGTGTCTCGCAGATGCTGTCACCTCAACCAGTTATCCCCAATCTTGGTGGCGTTGGTGGCGGTATTCGAGGCAGTGGTGAGTCAGGCGCAACTGATGGCCCGCAGTCTGTTGTTCGCGGCTCAAACGATCGGCAGTCGTATATGTTTACGGGCGCTGCAAACACTGTTGGCGTTGGCGCAACAATTCCTGTTGTTTACGGAGAAGTGATTACAGGTGGCCACCTGCTTTCTGCAAGGGTTGAAGTAGCAGATGATTCTGACCCTTTAAAGAATTCGATCAAAGAACCTGGCCCAAGCACCGTTTTAGTTGGTGGTGAGACGCTCAGTGGTTTGACTTACGCTTCAGGCTTTAGGTTTAGGCCATGGAACTCTTCCTTGATGAAGCCTTTGGGTACAGCCAGAAAAAGAACTATTTCATTGTCAGAGGGCAACGCAGAAAGGCTTGCAGATGTTGATTATAAGGATGATGAAAGAAGAAAGAATTACATGATTTTATTTGAGTTGACGAATGGCTTGTTTGATTATGTAAGCGGTCCAGGCACGACTTTAATAGATGGATTTATTACGTTTGAGGTTTCGCTAAGTATTAGTGCAAAAGGTCCAGATCCTGACGTGGCTAGGTTCCAAGTCACAGTGCAAGGCTTGCTAAAGAAAGGTCAGGCGTATCGCTGGATGCAATATATTCAATACCCGAAACTTGGCGACAGTTTGGAACCAGATGACATCAAAACAACAATTACTATCGTTGACTTTCGTTGCGCCAGCGGGTGCAATCTAGTTGTTGCTCACAATGGCTACGAGCTATTCGAGAGCAAGTCCTATTGGGTAGCCCCTGTCACCACCTAAATAAATGGCACTCAACTCAACTTCCGTAATCAAGATTGTTGACCTGCTGTGCGAAGGCCCAATCGCTGGCATCGTCGGTGGCAACAAAGGCGTTTACCTAGATGAAACACCAATACAGACAGGTGGTTCTCGTAATTTTCCGTCGCAAGATGTTTCTTACGACTTCCGCAATGGTGGAAGGAATCAGAGCTTTTTGCCGCAAGCTGGCGCAACATCATCAACGGTAACAAATATCAACGTTCAAATTGGCGAAAACTATACAGAGACATTAAACGCTAACGATGAAGTAACTGCTCGTGACTATGGCGCAGGGCAGCTGATTAGGCAAATTACGGATTTAGACGCAGACGCATTTCAGCTTTTATTTTCTATACCAAGGTTATTCAGTAGTGCTGCGGAAGGATTGGCCAAGGGTCAACTGTTTAATGGAAGCATTCGCGTCATAGTTGACGTTCAATCGCAAGGCAGTGGTTATGTTAAAAAATATGATCGCACTATAACTGGCATCGCTGTAAGTGGATACCAGCTTCAAACGCCAAACATTGCTCTCTCTGGCGCTGGCCCATGGAATATTCGTGTCAGAAAGATCAACCTAAAAGAAGAACATTTTGAAGTTAAATTTGCAAATTTTGAAGATATACCTAAAGACACTCCCTTGCAAAACGGAAGGGCAAATCAAATCATCTGGGAAAGCCTGACCGAAATTCAAAATGTTCGCACACCATATCCATACGCTGCGCTAACGGGCGTTTCATTGTCAACGCGGCAATTTAGTAGTTTGCCAACTCGCGCATATAAGGTGCGCGGAAAGATTGTGGCAGTTCCATCGAATGCGAGTGTCCGCAGTGATGGAAGCCTAAGTTTTAATGGTGCCTTTGATGGCAGCCTGAAATCAACTTGGACGACCTGCCCGGTTTGCTGTTGGTACGACATGCTCACCAACCCGCGTTATGGCGCTGGTGATTTCGTGCAAGCTGCAAACGTAAGCTGGGTTGATCTTTATCCGCTTGCTCGATACGCTAACCAACTTGTCACTAACGGTGATGGCACCAAAGAAGCACGTTTTTCGTGTAACACTGTAATCGGCTCACAGGCCGAAGCATTCAGCGTGCTGCAGGATCTCGCCAGTGTGTTTCGCGGGATGCTGTATTGGCAGGCCAACACGATTCAGGCAACTGCAGATCACGGCAATCTGAATGGCACTGATGTCTCGCCGGTTCATCTTTACAGCAATAGCAACGTCATCGATGGTGCGTTCAACTATTCAGGCACGTCACTGAAGACGCGCAGCACTAGCATCCGCGTTCGTTATAACGATCCTCAGAATTTCTACAAGTCAAATTATGTCGTTGTAGAAGATGCCAGTCTGATTTCTAAATATGGCTATCAGACTAAAGAGATCGTTGCTTTTGGCGCAACTTCTAAGTTTCAGGCGCAGCGTCTTGGCCGGTGGATGCTGGCATCAGAAGAGATTGACGGTGAAATCGTCACCTTTACGACTGGCCTGCAAGGTGCAGTGGTGCTGCCTGGTCAGGTGTTTGCAGTATCGGATGAGATGCGCCAAGGCGTGCGTCTTGCCGGTCGCGTCAGCAGTGCAACGACAACAGCAATCACAGTTGATCAGACGATTGCATTGCCTGCAGGTAGTGGCCATCAGCTGACTTGCACACTGGCCGACGGAAGCATTGAAACCAGGCCAATCAGCACTGATAGCGTTTCTGGTGCTGTTATCACTACGTCGGCATTTAGTTCTGCTCCGCTGGCGCAGTCAATTTGGTCGATTACATCTTCAAGCGTTGAGCTTCAGAAGTTCCGCTGCCTGTCGGTTGCTGACAATGGCGACGGTCAATATTCAATCACTGGTGTTGAGCACAATGACAGCATTTATGCGACGGCAGACTCTGGCTCGCCGCTTGAGTTTGATGATGTCACGCTATTCAATGATCCACCGGCTAAGCCTGTTAGTCTGACGCTTGAAGCGCGTCAAATCAGCTTAGGTCAAACAACCACTAATCGAATAATTGCCTCTTGGAGTCGTGGACTGGATGGAGCGACTTTTGGTTTTCAAATTCGCTATAAGATCGGTAACGGCAACTTTATTGGAGCAGAAACAACCAATACCAGTTTCGAAATTGACAATCTTGACCCAGGGCGGCAAGTCACTTTTCAAATTCGATCTGTTGGTGCGCCGCCGGTCAACCGTAAATCTGCATGGGTTCAGGCTATTGGCACGGTGCCAGAGCCAGACATCGATCCTGACGATCCAAACAAAGTTGTTCTGCCGCCGATCCCTGCCGATGTAACGATTCAAGCGATCGAAGGTGATCAGGCAATTCTTCGCTGGAAAATCCCAAACACTGGACTAAATGCCAGTAACTTTTTAGCGATCATCCGTCATGCGCCACAGGTTGACGGAACAGGCGAATGGCCAAATAGCACTTTACTGCGTGAGATTAAAGCGCAGACAAACTTTGCAATGCTGCCTTTGATCGAAGGCGAGTATCTAATCAAGTTTCAAGATGAGAATGGTCAACGCAGTGCCGAGGCAGCAAGTGCGGTCATTGATCTACCAAATCCAATCCCACGGTTGAACATTCAAGTTCGCCGCGAAGATCAAGACTCGCCGCCGTATCAAGGTGACAAGGTTGATGTCTTCTACGACGCAGAGTATGACGGCTTGGTGCTGGACGGTGACGCAACCTTTGATGAAGTCGTCGATTTAGATGCCCTGGGCACGTTTGACTTTATTGGCACACGCTTGGCGTCTGGCCGGTACTACTTCAACAACGTCTTAGATCTTGGTGGTGTTTTCAGTGTTGTCTTTACGCGCAAGCTGACGACTCGGGGTCTGTATCCTGCAGATACTATCGATGATCGCGTTGAGTTAATCGATCGCTGGTCAGACTTTGACGGCGACATTCCCGACGACACCAGCACTGACATCTATTTTCGCACAAGCGATCAGGCGACGACTGACGAGGAATTGCTGTTGGAAGATGGCAGCTTCTTCCTGTTGGAAGATGGAACAGACAAAATTCAAATGGAATCTGACATCGACTTTGGCGCATGGGTGCCGATGGAATCTGGCCGTTACACCGGCAGGCAGTTCCAGTTCAAAGCTGAGCTAAGTGCTGCACACGTTGACCAGACACCGCTTGTCGATGAGCTTGGCTACACAATGCAGCTTGAGTCACGCACCGAGAGCAGTGCAACGATTGCCTCAGGTGCTGCGGCAAAGGTCGTCACATTTGCAAACGGTTTCTATCAGGAACCGAGCCTCGGCATCACTGCTTCCAATCTTGCCTCAGGGGATTACTATGAAGTGACATCAGCCTCTAGAACTGGATTCACGATTACGTTCTACGACAGCAGCAACACTGCGATCGACCGTAATTTCCAGTATCAAGCGGTTGGCTACGGCACTGAGCAGACCTAAGCATGGCCACCCACGATTACGTCATTGCTAACGCTTCTGGCGCGGCTGTCAGAGCTGACCTGAATAATGCGTTGGCGGCAATCGTCACCAACAACAGCAACGCGACGGAGCCTGCCACGACTTATGCGTATCAGTGGTGGGCTGACACTACTGCTGGGCAGTTGAAGCTGCGTAATGCAGCGAATGATGACTGGGTTGTTATAGGGGAGCTTGACGGCACAAAGCTGATGGAGGACGGCACGGCGGCTGCTCCTGGCTTGGCATTTGCTGATGATCTGGATACTGGATTCTTTCGACCTGCTGCAAATCAGCTAGGTGTTGCGACAAATGGCGTAGAGCGTGTTGAGTTTGGCACGTCTGAAGTTGTTTTTAATGATGGCGGTGAGGATATTGATTTTCGGATTGAAGGCGACACTGAGCCTAATTTATTTGTTGTAAATGCAGGCGACGACACTTTAAGTTTTGGCGGCAACATCACAAGCGACACTATTTATGATGGCGACGTGCAAATGGCGTCGTTAAACAGTGGACCACTTGCTGGGTTCAGGAATCAAATTATCAACGGCGACTTCCGTATTTGGCAGCGTGGCACAAGCGGTACAGGCACTGGATACAAATCTGCAGACCGATGGCGAAACGCTGGCAGCTCCCCTGTTTGCAATCGATCCACTATTACTTCGGGTGATGCTTCCGCAGGTGTGCCCTGTACTTATGCCGCGACTATTGAAAGTACTGCTAGTGCTTTTGCGAGTTTGAGTCAAGCAATAGAACTGCCTGCTCCAGGTCGTCCTGGTCCTTATCAGATTGGCACAGAATGGACTATTTCATTTTACGCCAATTCGCAAAATGTTGCCGATATTAATTTGGGCAGTATTAGATTCGCAGACGATTCAGATGGCACGAATGAATCAGGACCCAACACACTTGATGCTGTCGTAAAAATTGAAGATCTAGGCTCTAACTGGAGTCGATATTCAGCCAAGATGACTGTGTCTCAGTCAGTAGCAGGTAGTAATACTTGTTTAAGGATGTCCCTATCTTCTAAATCAAACGGCGACCCAGTTCAATACACAGGCGTCCAGCTCGAACCAGGGCCAGTGGCGACCCCGTTTGAACATCGCCCAATCGGTACTGAGTTGGCGTTGTGTCAGAGGTATT